AACATTTGCAGTTCGTGCATCTAGCATAATATCAATGCCTTGCTCGGCAGCTTTACGTTGTTGGTTGTATTGACCTATCTCAGATGAACCACCATTAGAGCCGTTACTACCACCCATACTACTTCCCTTTCACTCTGTGCCATCCTATTTTCATACTATTAAGTCTAAGCCAAAGACATTTGTCAAAACCTTTTTCCGTTAATAGCTTTTTAAAATATCGTACACCCTTTAATGTATAATCTTTTTTTGAAATAAAATCAATCATCCAAACACTTTTCTCTTTTGCTATATACCCCTCTATAGGGAACTCTTGGTACTGTAGGTACTCATTTATCTGATCTTCAGTCGGTGTTGCCCATGTACCAAACACAACTGGAAAGCCTCTCTCATCTCTTATAATCCCATACTGACCACAGTCTATAGGCGTTAGAATACAACGACATATCTGCTCTGCACCCCACTTACTATGCAAAGGACTGTCTTGCATTAGGATCAACGCATCACCTAAGTCTTGGTAAAGGTTCATAAAGTAAAAGGATTGTAACTACTTTGTGCTACAGCTTGTGGTGGTTTACTATAAGTGGTTCTATTCTCAAGACCAATCGCCAAGTAACGAAACGCATCAGCTGCATGAGATGTAAAGTCATGCCTTGGCTGATCTCTGAATATCTTTCTTTTCTCATCCCACTCCTGCCGATACTGCTTCAGCATCTCAATACCAACAGCACAATTATCTTTATCAAAGTAACATTTCGGTATCAGCAATCGTGCAGCATTGATACCATCAGCTACCTTCATCTTCGGAATGACCTTGAAACGTATGCCAAGGCTAAACGCCGTCTCCAACCTTGACTTGCCAGACCCCAACTCACGAATTTCAATATCATGCGGTGCCAAATGATCCCCATAATGGTAATCCTTCTGTCTAAGGACTTCCGCATAATGATCCAATCCAAAGCCAGTATTCTCATAATAGTCGATAACATTAACAGCACCTCCTCTAAATATCTGTGCAAACCAAATGGCCGTACTATCGTTAATTCCTAAATCCCATGCCGTATGAACAGGTAAGGCAGGATCATAAGGAACTCTCGTTACACGATCCTTATCTTCTAATTCAACCAACAACCTTCCATAGTAGGCACCAATAATCGCAGCTGTGAACGAACACTCATACTCTTGCTCATACTGCTCTTCCGTCATCTGCTTTCTTGCAGCATCCAGTTCCTCTTCTTTCACCAATTTAGTCTCACTTGCCTTGGCAATCTTCCAATACCAATAATCAGAGCCTTCACTCACCTCATTCTTTGCCTGTTGCATGATTTCATAAAAATGATTATGCCCATTAGGTGTACCTAAAAATATAGCTGCACCCTCTCTGTCGGATAGTGCAGGTCTTACAACCTCCCCCCATACCCTAGGATTTTGCATTCCATACTCGTCAAACACACACAAATCTAAATAAATACCTCTTAAAGCATCTGGATTCTCACCAGACAATAACATTATCCTACCACCATTAGGGAAATCAGCTCGAAGCTCCGTCTCATTAAAGGTAACACCAGGGATAACACCAGCATAATACTTCACATAATCCCAAGATATTCTTTTGGCCTGCGTAAAAGTCGGTGCCACAAGAGCAACTCTAGGTCTTGGTAAAGGACAAGTTAATGCGTGCTTTATCATATGATTAACAGCAAAGACAGTTTTGCCAAATCTTCTGTGCATCACAAGCACATTCCAACGCTTCAAGTCTTTGTGCATCTCTGCCTGTAGGTCTCTAGGCTTATATGGAATCTTTATTTGTGCCATCTGTTTCCCATACAACTCTGATCGTGCCATCACCAATCTCAACACCAGTTCTCGACTTGCCTTCACCAAATCTCTCTGGCAATACCTTCTGCACCTTCCAACGAACATGATGCCCATAATCTCTCAACACATTCGGATCATAGTCTTTTCGCTTATGTAAAGTGTCTTGGTACATCTCCTCAAGCTCTTCCAATGCTTTCTCAGCCGATTGCCTCTGTGCCGTCTTAACAGTATTGCTCAGCTCCGAATCTTTGTCCATGTGCCTGTAAAAGGTAGCTCGGCTAACTTTGTTGTCTTGGCAGGCTTTGTACAGGCTATATCCGTCTGTAACGGCTTTGATGATCTTGTTCTTCTTGTATTTGCTAATACTCATTGTGTGTTCTCAGCTACCTATTAATACATATATAGTGTGGCGTGCGTCTGCTGGGGATGGTACGCCTGCAAGACTCCCCGCCTACCATTATATATTCTGTCGCATAATATTTATATTTTATCATGTTCATTATATTATTGTGTCTAGATGTCTCGTTTTATGTGTATATAAATATAAATCCATTACCTTAATATATTAATATCATTACATTAATATAATTGTAAATAAAAAACCTCCTGGAAAAAATAATACACTATTATTAATTATTATGTTGACATATTGTATATAATAATTAATTATGTGTAAAACAACATATGAAAGGTATTTATATTATGAGTTATCCAATTATATTAATAATAACATTACTTCAATTTATTATAATGTTACCATTAAGCTTTTATTTAATTAGCTTTAATCCAACATTATTTTTTATAACATTTATGACAAGCTCATTAATTTTATTAATAGGCTTGTATTATCCATTAATTGCAATTGCAATTGATAAATCAAAATAACAACAATTATAAAAGGTAACTATTATGAATATACATATATCAAAGATGACTGGAAAGTTAGACGGCTTTCAAGCTATATCAACCAATACAATACCCAATCAATATTGTATTAAACAAAATGCCAAAAATGATAACAACAATATATGTAAACATTGTTATAGTCATACAATGTTAAAGAGCTATCGCAAGAATATGCAACCAAGTCTTCAAAGAAATAGCGATTTATTAAGCAATAGAATATTAGATAAAACAGAATTACCAACCATATTAAATGCTTTTTTTAGGTTTAACGCTCATGGTGAATTAATAAATGAAATTCATTTAATAAACTTGGTTAACATTGCTTTACATAATCCACATTGTAATTTTGCATTATGGTCTAAACGATATGATATTATTAGTAAGTATTTTAAAAATCATGATAAACCTAAAAATCTAATCTTGGTTTATTCCAATCCTAAAATTAACAACATATTAAAAAACGTGCCTAAATACTTTGATAAAACGTTTAATAATGTTCATGAAGACCTGGAACAAGATAAACAGAATTGTACAGGTCAACAATGTAAAAACTGTTTATTATGCTATAAAACAGATACCACTAACACAATTGTTGAAAAGGTTAAAAAATATTAAAGTTAGTCTCTAAGCATTGGATTAAGACCAATGCTTTAAGATTTACTTGGTAAATCATAACAACATAGAAAGAGGTATTTTATGACTAAAAAAGATATAATAAAAGCTATTACATTTTTTCTAAAATATAAAGATAAATGGCATAGTTACGGAAACGACAACAAGACAATAAACTTAATTTGTTATCTTGTTAATTTAAAAATACTTAATCATAATAACTTTACTCAAGTAAAGATTAATGTTCATAATGCAGAATTATATTTGAGAGGTTAACAATGAATAGAAAATATTTAAATATGCACATAGACAAAGCAACGCCTAAAAAATGGAGCAGAAAAGAAAAGTTAATACTTACTATTGAAGCAATAGGCATATTATTATTATTTGCTTTCTTTGGTTTCTTATTCTTAATAAGTGATATTTTAGAAAGTCATTTATTAAGCTAGAAACCTTTAACTTAATTTAGGCTAGTTGACTACCTACTAGCCTATAACATAGCCTACAGAGGCTTTAAATCGTCATTAATTATTAGAGGAGTATAACAATGACAATAAAAAAAATATATAAAGATGATTATGATAAGTTTATGGAGAACAATATAGACATTAATCAATACATACAATTGGATGATGAAGAGGGAAAAATTTATTTCAATAAAAGTAAATTTTTAGAAGATACTTTGGAGTATTTACAAGAAGACAATCAAGGTTATCAAATTATAGAGGAGGAGAGCAATGACTAAAGAGAAAGAAAAAAAATGTGATGTTTGTCACAACATAACAGAGGATTATGAAACAACAGAAGATCAACAAGTATTTTGTATAGATTGTATGGAGGAACACAATGTTAAATCATCTTGATCTATGTAGTGGAATTGGTGGCTTTGCCTTGGGATTTGAATGGGCAAAGCTATCAAGACCAATAGCATTTTGTGATACTGATAAATTCTGTCAGAAAGTGTTAGCAAAAAATTTTAAAAATATTCCAATTTATAATGATGTTAAGGAGATAGCAAATGAGCCAACAAGATTTATTCAAGAGAAAGTCGATATCCTCACCTCTGGATATCCCTGTCAACCTTTCAGC